TTGTGAGCAAGTATCGCCTTGTCAGAATAGTCTAACGAGTTGAGAAACTTGCCCACATTGTCACCGCTATACCAGTCGGTAGGGAAATCGTTCACCTTGACGCATACACCAATCACCTCAAAGCGATGGTCACGAACATAAGCCTCCGTTGTCATCTTCGACAACGAGTACTCACGGTCATAGTAGGTTTCAAAGTCAATGGTAACGATGTCCATGATTAGCTTTCCTTAACTACTTCGCTAGCTAAAGCTACATAACCACAAGTATCGACGTAGTTATCTGAGTTATCAGGACTGCTTTTTACCCTAGCAATCTTGAGCAACGCCATCATCATAGGTACATCATGAGCAGAAAACTCTACCCCTTTATAAGCAGACCACAGTTCAGCAGTAGTCTTTGCGTTATCTGCAAAGTCACCATGCTGTTCTTCACGCACTTCTTCTACCAAACTAGTAGCAACGTACAACGTCTTGCTACGAGTGCGCTTATGCGGATGCTCATTCTGAGTAACCTCGGCTTCAATAACTTCCTTTGGCGTACCTATCTTCTGCATCAGCTTATAGGTATACCCATACGAAACACCAGTAGCTTTGGATACTTCCTTTGGACTGGCGAGTTTATTCTTGAGAAGGTATGCCCACACCTTCTCTGCTTTAGTCTTTTTCTTACGAGCCATTCTCGTTCTCCTCAAAGTTACTCTCCTGTAAAGTATACAATGCCACGCCTTTACCGCAGTGTAAAGAGTATTCATTAGCTACACTTACTGCTTGAGCCGCATTAGCCCCCATAGCAAGTGCGCCCATTGCGTATTCTTTACCCTCACCGAAAGCCATTGGTGCTTGTAATCTCACAGGTGAGAAGGTTGCTTTACTTTCATGACCATGAAAGCCTTCATAGACACACAGCCCTTGTTCATCGACAACGATTAGCTGTGCCATAGATGGGGCTATATCCAAGTGCATTCGGTGTTCCCAATCATAACCTCCTGCAAACCAGTCTCTCAACTGGATGATATATCCCAACATACCAACGCCTGAGACTATACAAACTTTCTTAGTATCAGGGTGGGTAATATACCAAGCCTTCTCTGCCTCCCATTTCATAGAGCCATCGTTAGCCTGTTGATCAGTGGCAAGCGACTTACCATCCCATACAATTACTGTCATTCTTTCTCCTTCCAATTAACATTAAAATGTAGCCATCCCCTGAAGGGATACCAAAGCATCACGTTGTTATAAAACTTACACTCTCGGTTCACACATTGCCGCACACTAATTGGCTTGATGTGTTTGAAAGGGCCTTTGCCCCAGTGGGTATGTCGGGTCATTACTCCGCACTCAAAACAACTTGGTGATGATGCTTTGGTAATCTTCAATTAGCCCTCCGCAAATACACCGAAACGTCTACGCAGTTCGATGCTCTGGTTGTTACACACATAATCAAGAGCCTTGAGTACATCTTTACCTTCTGGCTTGTTAGACATGTAGTATCCTGTACTTGTGGTCTGTGCTAGCCCCTTGAGCAACTCAGGTGGAAACTCGTTGTCACGAATAGAACTCTCAAGCAAGTCCATCCACTGCTTTGATTCCCACTGTGGTTGTTGCCAATGCCATTGGTTCTTCTCAGCCTGACGCTCAGCCCACATCTCATCAATGATGCCATCGAAAGCATGGACTCTGACACGAGCCTTGATACCACGTTTGAAGGTAGCCAATGCCCTGCGCCATTGCTTGCGCTCCTCTGGTTTCTCGACTAGCTTTACATCTGCTTTGGGATTGAGACACTCACCATTCACGATGTCGAACTTAATACCTTCAAAGTAATAGGCTTGTTCACGCATCGCAGGGTTGTAGTATCGGTAGGTAGAATACCAATGCTCTTCCCTTTTAGTGTCCTCTACCTCCAACTGTTTCATGCGATTGAGTAAAGGCTGAGTACCTGCGATACGATACAGCCCCTTGCGGTGTCGCATAGTAGTGAAGGGTAGCCAACGGTGTAGGGCAGAGACTACTGTCTGTGCATAAGACTGCCACACCTCTGGCGGTGCGACAAACGTCAACGTGTTGTCAGGTGACAGTCGGCATAAATCGTTTGAGCCATAGCCTGTAATCTTGAACAGGTAATCATCGCCATCACGATACATACGAAGCCAACCTGTAATAGGCTTGCCCTTGTGTGGCGTACGCACCCTTGACCAGAGTGCATCCGCTTGCTGATAGTTTAGAATGGTTCTATCTTGTGGTTCTAACCAAGTCATTAAAATTGCCTCCATACCCAGTGGTTAAACATCAATTCCATCTTCTCTTTCAGAGGTTCTGTGTCCTCGTGTTGTGATAGAATGTCTATGATTGCGGCTACCTCAGGGTTGCTGAGGATATTGTGGTAAATATACTCACCGCCTGTATGGTTGACCATTCCTGTCAACCTGTTGTGAGCATGACGCCAGTGTTCTTTCTTGGCGTCATTATCAACTTTGTCGTACTCGCTTTCAGCGAAGTTTTTAGTCGCATCAAGTACGACTTTGAGTGCTTCCCATTGTTCTCTACGCATTGTTACCTCGTCAGTTTGTTTAGGGTTACAGCGGCAGTCATACTGTTAAGGTCAACGTCTAGCTCGACCTCAGTTTTCTTACGTTCGACTACCTTCTTGTGACGTTCCTTAGCTTCCTCTGGAACCAAATCCCAAAGAGCAGGGAAAGCCTTGAGTGCAGGGGCAAGGGTAGAGTATGTCTCCATCAGCTTGTTGATACCTTCAAGAAACTTCTCTTGCTTAGCTTCCTGTTCGAATATCTTACGCACATACTCTTTGAACTCAGGGATTAGCCATGCCCAACGGCTGTCAGTAAAGTCAGCTTTGTTTGACCGCCACTCCGACTTGAAGCCTGTAATCTCTGACTCAAAGTCGTGAGGCCACGGCATAGACTTGCTGAACTCTAGCCGTATCTCATCACACTCATAAGCGTTACGCTTGTACTCAGCAGTCTGGAATACATCTTCTGGTGCGTTGTAAAACCCTGCAAAGTTTAGGTTTGATTCTTTCTTCATTGCATAGCCAGGCAGTGCATTGAACTTAGCAATCACATCAGCAGGAAAGAAGGACTGATAGAGTTTATCAGCCCAGTGCGCAGGTACATCCGCCTTAGCCTTGTCGATGCTCTCTTTGAACATCGCTCTCGCATTGTTGCGGATGCTGTCTTTAAGTTGATCAGAAAATCTTACAGTAGCCATGTCTTATACCTCCATCATTACTACTTCACCGAATGGTGCTTCATTGTCGTGTGTGGATACCCACAGCACAGGATAATCAGGTGCATCACCGAAGTCGCTACAGCACAGGTCAGTCAGGAATACACAAGCGACAGGGTTGATGTCGTTGTCTCTCATGTATTGAAACACAGGACTGAACGCTGTACCGCCACCGCCATGCGGCTTGATAACTGGCGCTTCACCTTGTTCGAACACATCGTAGTGACATACTTCTGAATCGAAGTAGATGATGTGTAGTTTATGTGGGTGATGGTCTTGCTGAACCTTGAGTATCTCTGCCGCATACTGGTCAATCTCTTCTTGCCCTATTGAACCTGAGCAGTCGATAGCAAACGCCATCTCACCCAATGCCTCGCCTGTAATACTTGGCAGATACATACCTTGCTGTATGAACCTGCGGTTAGGTCTGGCAAATGAACGGTCATCAGTCTTGTGCTTGACAATGAACCGCTGAAGTATATCCGCCCAGTAGACTTTGGGTTGTAGGATGTTCTCGACAAGACGTTCAAGTCCTGCACTCATCTTGCCCATCATCTTGGCGGCTTGTGCGGCTTGAGCAACCTTGACCTTCCACTCTGCGGCCTGTTGCTCTAGTTCGGCAGGTGAACCCTCGCCATCCTGACAGTCATCAAGCGGGTCATTCTCACCCTCTTGTGTCTCTGGCAAGATGTTGTAGATACCATCACTGGTTCCATTACCTGCATTGTAAATGTCATCACTGAGCAGACCGCACTCTGGCATCTTGCCAATGTGTTCATCAGTCAGCAACTTGTTGATGACATAATCAGCCGCTTGATTCCACTTACGAGGGTCACGGCTTTGTCTGCGAAAGTTATGCTCCAACATAGGGTGCATACATTCGTGAGCGATGAGGAACTTTAGCTCCTCATCATTCAACGACTCGCAGAACTCAGGGTTGAATAGCACCTGCTTGCCGTTAGTAGCGGCAGTAGGTACGTCCTCGCTCAGTTTGAATGGCATGTTCATGGCGACATTGCCTATGAACGGATGCTCAAGCACAAGGGCAGTCTTGCCCTTGCTAAGTCGTTTGTTAAGATCCATTAGTTACCTCCCATGAAAGCGCCCATCTTGTCCATGATTGCCTTAGCTTCTGCGGCTTTATCACGGCGTAAGTCTGGGTCATTACGAAGTGCATCAGGATGATGCTGTGTGAGTGATTGCTCCACCTCAAGACGCATGGCCTCAAGGTTGGGGTCATCGGTGAAGTTCAACCGTGACAGGATTGAACATATCTCACGAGTGTTGCCGACCATTGTGTCTTTGAAGCCTTTAGCAGGGTCAGCAAGTGTCTCAGCCATGTGCTTGACACGCTCATGCAGTCGGCTCCAAGCCTCATTCATTGCGTTCTGAGCCGCGTCTTGAACTCGTGCTTCCACATCGGAAGTGATACGAGCAAGTTCCTCGTCTGCAATGTCAACTCGGAAGTCGCCACTTGGAACAGGCATGATGCCCATGTCTATACTGAACTTAGCCGCGACCTCATCCAACGTGGGATAGTCTGCGTCATTGTATAGGTGGCCAAGAAAGCGTTGAGCGTCATACTTGAGCGACTCATACTCAGTCTTGAACTGATTGACGAGCATCTGCCACTCATACTTTTCCTTGCGGAAGTCAGTCATGAAAGACAGATAGTTTGCACTAGGCAAGATTTGTGTACCGTCAATGCCCCACGGCAACGTGTTGGCGTAGTACTTCTTGCGGATAGCAGTTGTTTTCTGATGAACATTGTTAAGGTAATCGTTCATCGGAAGCAGAGACTTGTTGTATCTACCTGCTGAGTTTACCGCAGAGTTTGCAGAGGCCACCTGTTCGGTGGCTCTCTTGTCGTATTTACGAGCAGTCCACTGCGACACACGCAGTTGAACAAGTAATGCTTTGTCTGAAAGTTTCATAGTTACCTCCGTTTCTAGAACAAGACATCTTGATGGTTAATCGCCCACTTAGTGAACGCTTGAGTCGAAGCCAACTCTGGCTTCTTCCGTGCCGCATAGGACACAGATAAGACTGAGAACTCTGGCGGCATACGCTCTGCATAAGTGCAGACACGCTCAAAGTTACTCTCAGTTGCTCGCTCTGCGATTGCACCAGACAGTGCATACAGAGTAGCAGGGTCATCAGGAACATCCGCAGTAGTTGGATTCATGATGATATTGTCAGGGTTAGGTAGCTTACGATAGATGCGTACAAAGCCAACGAACTCTGCCGCCGCACCTTCACCAACAGCACCCTTGAAGCACTCGTACTCAGCCTCGGCACTAACGACACCAAGCACTGCACTGACACCCTCGACCCATGAACGTGGCGTTGGATTCTGGTCACGCTGAGGATCGAAATCATGTAGCAGGTTAGGACGGAATCGAAGGAACGC